CATCACAGAGAGTAGTATTAGGATCAATAAGTTCTTCCATAGCAATTGGATCGGCCAGTTCTCCAGCCGGTTCCCTTGGTTTTGACACACAGATATTCTCTAACAACTTTGACACTGCCAAGTTGCTCGTCTATTCAACAGGTACGGCATCTATTACTGTAAAGGGTCAGGATACAGCAACAATTACATCTGCCAGCCCAGATAATGCTATCACATTGATATCCAATGCTTCAGTGGCATCTGGAGTCAATCTGCTAGAAGCAACAATATCTAAAGGTTCGCTATATAATGATACTTTGTCAAAACTTGAAATCTCATATGTCTGCGGATCAGGTTCAGTCGGACTCTACTTCGACTCTTTGAAGTTTAGTCATTCTGGAAATTTCAATATCTATCATGGGTTGGTTTCAAGATCAATTCTTTCAACTCCAATTGTAAAGACAGCACAGGAATCCGTAGATATCGAATATGAGATATACTTGTATTCATAGGAGAATAGATGGCTAACGTTCAGATAAAGGGACTTGTTCCCGGCAAGTCGTATGATGTTCAGATTCGCGCTAAGGATGGCGCGTCCTATTCTGATTGGTCAAGCAAATTTACATTTACGGCTACAGCAGACACAACTGCTCCATCTACCCCATCAGCGGCCCTAGTATTGGTATCAAATAACTCCGCAGATTATTTAAATACCTTGACTGCAAGAGTAAAAATAAATGGATATACTAGTGCCTCACAAGTGATTGAAACTGATACCGCCTACTTTGAGGTATATGCTGCCAGTGTAAACGTGGCATCCTCAGCAACAAAACTGGGTGATGTTAGATATGCTAGGGTAGATGGCGTAAATAGTGAAGCGACACTGACTGTTCCGGTATCTGGATCGATAGCGATTGTTGCTCCTGCTAATGTTCTTACATCACTCTATTTCTTTACGAGGGCGGTAGATAGAAGTGGAAATAAATCTGACTTTTCTACTGGAATACTTCCACAAACAACTGCGTCTTTTGCCACTGCCTATATTTCTGATCTTAGTGCTGATAAGATAGTAACTGGAACACTTCAGGCTAATCAACAAATAAGTGTTGGAAATACTACACCTATAGTTATAAAAGCAAATGCATCGGCTCCCCTAGGGCAACTTTATAGTGGTACTGGTGCTTCTGCAAATTCAAACACTCCATTCTATTTAGATACTGCTGGAAATTTCACTCTGTCTGATACTGTTAAGTTTACGAGTGCTGGTGCTTCGATTGCTGGATGGACAGTAACAGCGTCATCTCTCACAAGTGGTGCGGGGACAAGTTATGTTGCTCTAGCAAATAGTGGCCTATACTCTATTTGGGCCGGTGGGGCTACAGCAGCAACCGCTCCACTTAGAATAACAAACACAGGTTCCCTTACGGCAAATGCTGCATCTATTCAGGGAAGTGTTGTTGCAAGTGCTGGTAATATTGGTGGTTATGAAATTTCTAGCACTCTTTTGCAATCATCATACCCAAATGTGACTCCTGAGTTATACACAAGACTTTTTAATGATTCATACTGGAGCAGCACTTTATATGCAGCAACTCCTTCCGCAGCATATATCAACGAAAGCGTCATCTACCCAACTGCTTCATTGACCACAGACCCAAACTACATATATTCATATACTCGCTCTATAATTTATCCCGCAACAACAGGAGCAAATGATTATAAGCAAATAATGTACAAGATAGGCGGCACATATCTAAATCAAGTAGGTACTAATGAAAGAACTATACAACTGTGGCCTTTTATTCCAGATAGTGCTATAAATGAGGCCGGTGGCACATCAACATATTCTACAATTCAACGAGGAAATACTGGACTGCTCCTAGACAGTGGATCATTCTCAGGTTATTTATTGTTGAGTGGTTCAGTGAATGCCATAAAACTTGGAACAACAAACAATGGACAGTTATATATAAATGAAGTACCATCTAGTACAGTACAGGCAGGACAAGCAACAATAACGGCATCATATGCCACAGGAATATCTTCAGCCTCAACAGCAGTCTCATTTCCAATAACATTCAAACATGTCCCTACTGTGACCGTCTCTCTTAATAGCGCTCCCGGTGGATCAGGAGGGCTCGTCCCCAGAGTGCTGGCCGTAACTGCAAGTGGCTTCAACCTCTGGTACTATAACGCTGGAGGAGCGTCTGCGACTTCAATCACAGTAACGTGCAACTGGATCGCCGCCGATTAAATAATGGTTATGCTATACTAATATTCAAACGAAAGGATAGTCATGTCACAAGATAGAACATTGGAACTCGTAGTGCAGGAACTACAACAACGTATTGGTCAGATTACTTCTGAGTACGAAACCCGCCTTGCCGTTCTGAAGGCGCAGGCTACTCAAGAAATTCAGGCTAAGGATGCACAACTACAAGAATTGGTACAGCAAGATAGTATCAGGCAGGACGATGGCAAGTAATGTCTGCTATTGATAATACAGCAAACAATGGTGTAGTATCAGCACAGTTGATATCTAACATGGTTAAAACCATTAATGATATGTATGACTTCTGTACTGACCTAGGATTTAATCAGCCAAACACCGTTAAAAGGGGTCTGTGGAGAAGGCATACTGGAGCCAGTACACTGAGAACATATGGGGCGGAAGAGACAAGATTTTTTTCAAGCACCTATTCAAAATCAGTAAATGGTACTGGACTTCTGCATACCTTTGATGTAAATTTTGCAGGATCATTCAGTATGGTCCCAGAAGTAACAGCGACAGCACAGGTTAACCCATCAAAGGGATATGCATTCGCTTGCGTTTCTAATATAACTAAAGACGGATGCAAGGTTCATGTGTATAATCCAAGTAGCACAAAGTATACTGCTAATGTTATCGTTCATGTAATCGCAATTGGTGTAGAGGCTTCAGGCATCTAATCTAACAAAGGATATAAATTGACTAACGATCTAAAATGGTTGATGGTTTCGGACGTACATTTCCCCCGCCATGATCCACGCAAGGTTGAACTTTGGTTCAAGGTTCTTAAGTGGTTAAAGCCAGACGCCATCGACCTCCTTGGAGACATTGATGACGCAGACTCAACAAGCAGATGGGCTTCAGAGAAGCCTCTAGAATTTTCTGTTTCTATCAATGATGGTGGCGTCCAAGGAACTAGAGAGTTCCTTTCAGAGATTAAGCGCCTTGCTCCGAATGCAGATAAACATTTTCATGATGGAAATCATGGATGGACTCGTCATGGTGATTACCTTGCCAAGAAGGCTCCACAATTCCTAGAACTTCTGACTCCAGATACGTTATATGAGTACAAGAAGCACGGTTTTGAGTGGCATCTTTGGCAAGACCCACCAGTGAAGCGTTTTGGAGATATGTATGGTCATCATGGTGAATCAATTTCCAAGCACTCGGGGGAGTCGGTAAGGAATGATGTAAACAATTGGGGTGTCTCCTTGGTTCGTGGACATTCTCACAGAATGGGATCGTACTTCCAAACCTATAATCTTACAGGTCAGGAATTGCGTGGGTTTGAGATTGGTCATCTATGTGATGAGTCTCAGATGGACTATTCTATTCAAAAGAACTGGCAGGCCGGGTTTGCTGTCGCTCATGTGGTGAATGATTATCCTCATGTGCAATTAATTCAAATCCATGATTATACATGCGTAGTAGACGGAAAAACGTTTACCGCCTAAGGAGAATAAATGTTTAATAAGCAATTCGCGTTAGCAGCATTAGAGCGTGCCCTCAAGACTTTTGCACAGGCATTGGTTGCAGTATTCGCAGCCGGTGCGGTAACAGTGCTAGATGTTGACTGGACACAGGCACTTGCAGTAAGTGGAACAGCAGCACTAATCTCTGTACTTACATCAATTGTAAGTGCTAATATCGGTAACTATGGACCATCACTAGCCAATGAGTCAATTGTCTCAGATGCTAGGCCAGATGGATTTCAGCCCTAGTAACTAATATGAACTGTAAGAAGTGCAAGGGACGAGTTTTTGTAGATCGATGCTATACTTCACATGTCAGGATAGAACTTTTCTGTTCCATGTGTGGCAAGAGATGGTTTGTAAATAAAACAAATAATGGACTTGGATCATGGCTAACAAAAAAAGAGGAAAAACTGCTAAGACACTCAGGTATTTTTTCCTAAACGGTGATCTTCATAAAACATTAATTGTGAATCGTCCAGAAGACCTACTTATTGCGTGGAATTACCCCAAGGGTGAGCGCGTTGCATACATTTTATCGGACAGTCGTTCTCGTATGCAACGTGCTTATTCTTTTAAAGACGTAGCCAAAATTTTTGGTAGGTATCCAGATAGTATAAAAAGGTATGTGAACAGTGGGTCAATCAGGCCACCACAGAGAACCTATACGATTGGACAGCCAGAGAAAAAGGGTAGATATTTCTTTAGTGAAGATGATATCAGAGGCTTGCATGACTATATAATAACTGTCAGTCTTGGTAGGCCAAGATTTGACGGAATGAAAAATCCAACCAATGCTCCTAGTAGAAAAGAGTTGGAAGCAATACTCAGAAATGATACGATACTCTATGTGAAGGGAGACAACGGCGACTTCCTTCCAGTATGGAAGCAGCCGGAATGGTAATGGA